TCAATTAGGAAAGGAAAGAACAATGACTAGATCAATCAACACGATTGCAAAAGAGATTAGCGCAGACTGGAAGAAAGTCTACTTTGGCGCAGCGCCTTATCTGGACGCGATGCACTCACTCAACAGCATAGAAGACAATTACATCTATGATAGCGGCAAATCAGTTGTGCGTTACTTTCTGGCGAACGCTGGAACATGGCGCGGAGATACAGCCCGTCGCGTCAAGACTGAATTGAAGGCTATGCTCTAATCAAACCCCGCCCCTGGCTGCTCCGATATCTGGAGTCTACGCGCCAGGGGCTTTTCTATAAGGAAGGAAAGAACAATGTTTAAAGTTACCACTATCATCAAGGCGCCGTCAGGCCGTTTCATATTTGTGGGACGCGTACACGAAAGCTTATGTAATAAAAGCTATGACACACTAACAGACGCTAAGGTAGCTGCGATTGATTGTATGCTCGAGACTAAGCAGACGTTTCCTGTCGCTGTTTCTGTCGGGGAGAGCAAGTAATGGAAACTATATGGAACATCACGCTGGGCTTTGTCATGGGCTTGATCATTGCAACCGTGCTCTTCGGGCCCATCATCATATCACAAGCACAATCGAAAGCGGATGGCGCTACGTTTATGACGAAGACTATAAGCAAGCACAATCATATGCGGATGATCTGGTTACCGCTGCGAGTCTTAATCAATGGCATGACAATCGAGGCACACGAGGCTGGCCCAGGGTATCACTACCCTGGGAACGAAAAGAAGATAACTTGCTACTGCGACTGCTGCGCGAGTTCGATGGGCGAGGAAAGAAAAACGTCATCGAGCTATGTATCGCCCAATCGCTAGGACGCACCCCAGTATCAGTTCGCACTCGGATCAATGCTCTTCGATAACCCATAAGAATCCCCTGGCTCTTGGGTTAATGAGCCTCTTTCCTTCGGGCCCAGGTGCGCAGCGCCTGGGCCTTTGGCGTTCGGGGCGCAAGGCGCAAGGCTCGCTCCGCTCGCAAAAAATATGTCAAGGCGCAGGACCGTTGACACTTGGCAACCTTTGGCAAGTGTCAAATAACTTGTTGACAGCTTGTTAGTGATTTGCTAGGATTGGTTATAGGCAATCAGGCCTATCTCAACAAGGAAAGATGTTATGAGAAAATCTTACGTTTCAGAAACTACCCTGAAGGTTCAAGTCGAAATCGATCTGGGCGAAATCGAAAACCTGATCAGCAGCTTGAGCGATCTGGACACGGCGGACGGTAAAAACTACCGCGCCAAAGAACTGGTAACCAAATTGCAAAAGCTCAAGCGCGAAGCAGCCGAGGAAGCGCGTCGCGGATTTGAGCGGATGTTAGAGCAATCTTAATTAGGGAGGGGCGGGCCAATAAGCCCGCCCATTTTTTATGGCACATGGAGATCCAGCTGATCGAGGCGGCGCCGATGCTTACTACGGCAGGCTAGTCGATCCGCATTACTGGCCCGAGGGATCGTACAACGGAACTCGGATCGAGCGAGACAAGATGACTAAAACCCAGATAGAAGACTATCTCAAAGCTTACGAAGAGCAGGACTTCTTTAAAGACTGGGGATATGAATGACGCCAGGGCCCTTCGGGGCCCTTTCGCGTCGCGCCCTGGCGCTGCGACGTAAAACAGAAAAGACAAGGCGCAGGGCGCAAGGCGCAGGATCGACGCGCAGGACGCAAGGCGCAGGAAAAATAAAACTTGCGGACCGCTTACAATCTGATAAGCTCTAAGCATTCAACAGAGAAGGAAACAAACACCATGAAAAGCGCAATCATCTACAACGGGCCTAGCCTCTTGGATGGTCAACCCATTGTCGTCATCGCGACATATTCAAACCGCAACACCAAAACGGGGACGGTCGTGCAAACTTACATCTTGTGCCGCGACACAAACCCGCTCGAAGCTTCAAAGACTGGCGCAGACTTTTCAATTTGCGGCGATTGCACAATGCGCGGCGAAGTAACAACGGACCCGCAACGCAAGCAAGCAAAAGGGCGCCGTTGCTATGTCAATCTAGGGCAAGGCGTCTTGATCGTTTGGAAAGCATTTCAACGCGGCGTATATAAAGACGGGCCCGCTCGGGTCATGGGCCGCGGTCGTTTCGTTCGCGTCGGGACATACGGAGATCCCGCGGCGGTCCCGTCCCACGTTTGGGACGAGCTTCTAAGTGAAGCGGACACTTGGACCGCTTATAGCCACCAATCCGGATTCCGCCCCGACATCGCGATGCAATCCGCCGACGACCACGCGCAAGCGGTCGCGCATTGGAAGCAAGGACACCGGACCTTCCGAGTCATCGCGGATCTAGGCGACCTAGACAAGGCGAACGAGGCCCTTTGCCCTGCATCAAAAGAAGCAGGGCGCCGCGCTCAATGCACCGCTTGCAAATTATGCAAGGGCTCGAGCCTAGCAAAATCAATCGCGATAGTGGAACACTAACAAAAGGGGCTTCGGCCCCTTTTTTATTTGTCCAACGCGCCGCTGCGCCTTGCACCGCGGACCGCGGACCGATAACATCAAGGCGCAGGGCGCAAGATACCTTCCAAAACAGGGCGCAGGGCGCAGAACAAGGACGCAGGACTGTCAACGCGCAGGACGCAGGGCGCAAGGCACCCCTGCTCAAGGACCGCGGGCCCCTGATCCCCCCCAAATAAAAGTATATCACGCTCCTTGGCCCTCTTTACCAAGAAGAAATTCGCCCCACCACGAGCCCAATATGCCATATTCCAAGCGACTTGATGAGGCGAGAGTTTTATTGCGTTGGAGTTCGCTACCTTCAATTCCATCCAGAAGGGTAAACCGTCCCATACCAAATGGACATCAGGCACCCCGCCACCGTGCTTGTTTTCAATCCTTGTCGCGAAGCAGTTCTTCGGAAGGTTTGTCCTCAATGAGTTCCAAAAATTCGCCTCCGGCCCCTTGCTCATCTGGTGTGATATCCTTTGCTGTTCCTTCTATCACAAAAGCTTGCGGGTATTGCTTTTGCAACGCCGCCAAACGGGCAGTGATCTCATCCCGTGACATCTGATCTATGGTGTTGATCTGCTCCCGCCTATCGACAGTCAAGCCACCCAACGCGGAGCGGATCTTCTCGGCATTGATAGCCGCAGAAAACTGGCCCGCCTCTTCGGCGCCCGCTGACAGTTGATACAGCCGTTGAAGCTGACCAATAGTGGAGACACCATAGCGTCGCTGTCGTTCCTCTCGGAGCTCGGTTACATATTCCAAAACGTGCGGGTAGTCTCTTCCATTGAGAAGCTTGGACGCACTGGTGTTGGCAACCTCGGCAGAATAACCTGCCTTGCGGGCTGCTTCGGCGTTTGAGTATATGCCCTCGACAATGTGCCTTGCGAAGGTGCGTTGTCGGTTGGTCAGCGTCCGACCATGTTCCTCTTCGATCTTCTGTTCAAGCTTTCCCATGGTCACCCCGTTGTTGTTATCCAACAACCTATACCAAGTGATTGGCTCTTTCAACTTTCCTATATAGCGATTTTTTCCCAGCGAAGTGTATCCAAGTGTAACCAGATGTATCCAGATCTGACACCATATTTGAATGAAAAAAAAAAAAAAACAAAAAATCTCTGGGGAAGTGTCTATAGTGTAACTCGCGTAACCGCTGCTTGCAAAAAAGTCCTTGACCCGAGGACCGAGGTGCAATAGCTTGCATGTATTCAACAAGTAAACAAGGAAGGAAAGACTTATGAAACTTGAATTAAAATCTATTAAGCATACTGCGTGGGCTTCTGAGGAGACTCATTGTTATCAGGCCAATCTATATGTGGATGGCAAGCCTGTTGCTGTTGTGAGTAATGATGGTCATGGTGGTTGTGACCGTGACTATGATCATCCTAAGTTCAAGGGTGACAGTCGTGATTACCGTGCGGTAATGAAATCTATTGAAGAGTATTTTGAATCGTTGCCTCCTTCACCTTTTAGTTATGAGGGTGCGGATGGTGTTATGGTTCATGATACTTTGCCTCAGACTTTGGAGGCGTGGTGTTGTGATCAAGTCAATGATTTTTTGACGGGTCGTGAATTGAAGCGCAAGCTGAAGAGCAACATTCTGTTTCAGAAGGAGGGTGATGATGGTGTGTATGGCTCCAAGTATTATCCTACTGTGACTGATGGATCGTGGGTCAATGGCCGTCGGATCTTGAACGACATGCCGTTTGCTGATGCGTTAGAGATTTGGAAGGCGACATAATGGTTTTGCCAAATTTAGAGTTTGCAGTGTTGCGTGTTGCGATTGACCATATGATTGAGTTTTTGGAGGATGTTCATTTGGACAGTGATGCGGAGCCTTGGGAGCATGAGGAGCTTCACAGTAGGTTGGAAGCCGCCAAGCGATTGAAGGAGCGGTTTTCATGAGTGCTTATTACAATGAGATAGATCCTTATGCGGCGTCATGGTTGCGGGAATTAATTAAGGCGGGCCACATTGCTGATGGTGTGGTTGACGAGAGGAGTATTAGTGATGTCAGACCAGAAGAGCTTTTTGAATTTACTCAGTGTCACTTCTTCGCGGGGATTGGAATCTGGAGCCACGCGCTCCGCTCCGCGGGATGGGATGACGAGCGGCCTGTGTGGACGGGCTCATGTCCCTGCCAACCTTTCAGCCAGAGCGGCACAAGAAAGGGGGTGCTTGACGAGCGGCACCTCTGGCCTCACTGGCACCACCTCATCGCGGAGTGCCGCCCTTCAACGATCTTTGGAGAGCAGGTTGCGAGCAAAGACGGGCTTGGTTGGCTCGACCTTGTACAAGCTGACATGGAAGGAGAGGACTACGCCTTCGGGGCTTTTGATTTGTGCTCTGCGGGCTTCGGCGCCCCGCACATCCGGCAACGGCTTTGGTTCGTGGCCGACGCCGACGACGCGGGATCACAAGGGCGGTTACATGGGGGGTCGGATCCGCAACGGCAAGATCAGCACGGACACGTTGGATGTGGCGGCTCAGTTGGTGGGGTGGCCCACGCCGAATGCGACGAACAACGGTCGGGGCGAGGATCCGGACGCGAAGATCAAGCGCGGGATGAACGCGGGTTTGAACCCAGCGGATGCGGCGAGGTTGGCGGGGTGGACGACACCATCGGCCTCGGACGGGACGCGGGGCGGCAGTGGGATCACGGCCAAGATGTCGGGGAGCAGTTTGACTCAGATGTCGAAGATGGCGGGGCCGATAAGACTAACGGCTTCTGGGGAGATGTTGACTGGCTTGGATGCAGGGATGGAAAGTGGAGGCCAGTTAGATCCGGCTCATTCCCGTTGGTTAATGGGGCTACCTCCCGCGTGGGACGATTGCGCGCCTATGGCAACGCGATCACGGCGCAAGTCGCGCAAGGATTAATTGAAAGTTATATGGAGACAGCAGATGCCTAATCATTGTTATCAGAGTGTGTACCTTCACGGGCCGACCCATTTGATCCAGCACTTACATGCTGCGTTATCGAAGCCGGAGCCTGAGTTTTGCAGCACGATTGCGCCTATGCCGTTTGAGGTGTGGGCCAACGAGGAAAGGCGTCCTGATCGACTCATGCCTGATTGGTACGAGTGGCGTGTTGAAAACTGGGGTACGAAGTGGGATGTCTGCGAGGTTGAGATTGTTGAGCCTTTGGCGCATGAGGATGTGTTCGACAAATCATGGTTCTCGTTCCGATGTTGGACGGCATGGGGTGCGCCTATTCCGGTGTGGGATAGGTTGCATGCGATGGGCATTGAGGTTCAGGCGGAGTATCAGGACGAGGGCGGTATGTTTGAGGGTGAGTATCATCATGGTGAGGATCGTTCGTGGGATCCTGAGATTAAGGAGGAGGCGTGATGACAGCGCAGGACATGGAAGATATGTTGGATGCGGTATTTCGCAAAGTGTTTAGGAGTTTAACAGAAGAGGAGAAGAAGAAATGATTAGAGAATTTTGGCAAAGGCTGACGCGCAAGCGTCGGAGCAATAAGAAGTTGACGCGCAAGGAGCAGATCTTGGGTGAGTTGGACCGAGGAGCGGGGACTGCGAAGCAGTTGTCGGACCGCACGGGATTGAAGCTTACGATTGTTCGGGCGACGATGACTCAGTTACACAAGGCTGGTTTAATTGTGGACACTGGAAAGAAGTCTGGGCGCGAGGGCGTTTGGATTGTGAAAAAAAGTTCTTGACTAACGCGCAGGGCGCATGTCACAAACAAGTTACTATCAACTAGAAGCCAAGTAAGGAGAAAACACATGGCAACGAAGAAAGCACCACAAGAGTCTGCATTGGAAATTCAACCATTGAAGCAGGGTCGCGTTAAACTTCGGATGATGGGCACTACCCCGTTGTATTTCAACAGCATGAGCAGCAAGGCTATGCGTGATTTATTGATTGGTGGGGGTCGCAAGACTGCGGCGCAGAAGAAAGAGATCAAGCACAATCCTGAGCAGGAGTTTCGTGATTCGGTTTACAAGAAGTCTTTTGGGGATACGTTGTTATGTTTCCCTGCTCCAGGGGTCAAGGGCGCGATGGCTACGGCTGCGTTGGAGACTGATGGTATTACGAAGACGAGTGTGCAGCGGTTGATTTTTTTACCTCAGACGCATGTTCAGATATGGGGCAAGCCTCAGTTAAAGATTGACATGGTTCGCTCTGCGGACATGAACAAGACGCCGGACATGCGGACGCGGGCTTACTTGCCTCGTTGGTGTGCGGAGGTTGACATTGCGTATGTACAACCAACCCTGTCTGCGTATTCGATTGTGTCGTTACTGACGAATGCGGGATCGATTGTAGGGATTGGAGACTTCCGGCAGGAGAAGGGCCGAGGATCGTTTGGCACGTTCCAAGTTCTGACTGAGGATAGCATGGTTTCATTTCAGAGTGAGTGGGATGAGTTGATGTTGGAGGATCGAGCGGTTCAGCAGGATGCGATGGACAACCCTGTGTTTGCGGATGAGCAGACTGAGGAGTTGATGCAGTTCATGGCGGAGGAGAGATCCCGCCGTGATATTACTTTAGTTGCGTAAGAAGGATCGGGGGCCAAGTGCCCCCATCTATTTGGTCAAGGTTAGGCGGTCCCGGCCCGGTTGGGTAGGGTTTGTTCAGGTCGGTTCCGGTTTGGTTCGGCGGTCAAGGCACGGCGGGGTCGGGCAAGGTCAGTTACGTTAGGTCAAGGCGGTCATGGAATGATAAGTTGAGGTATGTCGGGTTCTGTCAGGGCGTGTCATGGCGGTCGTTGCGTGGCGGGGTTTGGTCCGTTGCGATCAGTCGGGGTACGGCGGTCAATTAACAGCTAATAAAGGAGAAAAAATATGGCTGGTTTTCCAAAGAAAGAACGTCAAAGAATTATTGACGAATATCTAGCGGCATCTGGGAACAACATGTTTGTTCCGCATGAGTTTGTGGATTGGTTGGGTGGACAGCCTGATCATGAGGCATATGATTGGTTCTATGGTATGGATGATGCGGAAGCTGCGCGTCAACATCGGATCCAGTTGGCTCGTCAGATGGCGAGTGGTCTAAGGATCGTGGTTCAAGACACGACGACCAATGATCAGGTGGTTAGTTTATCGGTTCGTGAGTACCCTACGTTCATCAGTCCTG